GAAAGGCCTGATGAAAAGGACTCTGATGCATTCCCGATTGTGGAAGTATGGCTCAACCATCACCGTGATCGTTTTGTAACGGCTACGGCGTCAACGGCTTAATAGGGAGGATTTATCATGGCTATTAATAGAGCTAGTATTGCTAAAGAACTCCTTCCCGGTCTTAACGCCGTTTTTGGGATGGAGTATGGAGAGGTTAATAATGAACATGAGCCTCTTTACGAGATTGAAAACTCTGATCGTGCCTTTGAAGAAGAAGTTCTCTTCACGGGTTTCGGCACCGCTCCTACTAAAGGAGAGGGTGCATCGGTTTCTTATGATGACGCACAGGAAAGCTACACGGCCCGTTATACGGCGGAAACTGTTGCGCTTGCCTTCGCTGTCACCGAAGAAGCGATGGAAGACAATCTTTATGATACGTTCGCTAAACTTCGTGCAAGGGGTCTTGCCCGTGCAATGGCGAACACGAAGCAGGTGAAGGCTGCTAACATCTACAACAATGGTTTCACTGATACCATTGGTGATGGTGCTGCATTCTTCTCAGCTTCTCACCCGACGATTTCTGATGGTCTTCAGTCCAACCTTCTTGGTGCGGCTGACCTATCGGAAGCAACTCTTGAAACTGCGCTGACTGCCATTCAGAAGATCAAAGATGATCGTGGTATTCTGATTGGTGCAAGTGCTGTTTCTCTACACATCCCAGTTGATTACTGGGCGGTAGCGGATCGTGTTCTTTCTAGCCCCGGTAACACTCAGACGAGTGCTGCACAGGCTAATCCGAACACGAACGCCATCAATGCAACCCGTCACATGGGGATGGTTCCTGAAGGTTACTACATTAACCGTCGCTTTACTGATACGGATGCATGGTTTGTTAAAACGGACGTACCAAACGGCACAAAAATGTTTGTGCGGTCGCCGCTTCAGACCAAGATGGAGCCGGACTTCGATACTGGCAATCTCCGATTCAAAGCACGGGAGCGTTACAGCTTCGGTGTGTCAGATTGGCGTAGCTGGGTTGGTAGTGCTGGTTAATCAGCAAATGAAGGAGGGTGGCTTCGGCCACTCTCTCTTCTTTCTCAAGGAGAGATAAATGGCTACAAATATTAAAGTTGCAATAGCTACTGGCGATGCTGTTCTTAAATATGTAGAAGACGATACGACTGTAGGAAGCAATGGAACTGCCGATAGCAACATTCCTAGCACTACTCGTATTATGGCTATTCATGCTGTAGCATCTGCGGCTGGTTCTTTTTCTATTAAAGGTCAGCGGCAGATTACAAATAAGACTGCTGAAGGCACGGCTATTAAGTTTCAGGTAGCAGCTAACGAAGCATCTGATATCTATATTGGTGACATGGGTGTTGCTATATTTGGTGTGGTCAGTGTTTCTGGTCCTACGGATGGTTCAGTTCTAACTGCTATGCTTGGCTAGTCATGCCTGACTTTAACTATTTAAAGACAGACCTGATTAACACAACGGAGAACGACTCTACGGAGTTTTCTACACAGGTATCTGCTTTTGTAAAGAAAACAGAGTTTCGATTGGTAAAAGACTTAGATGATGTAGGTCTAAGCGAATATACCAATATATCGGTATCGGCTGGAAATGCTGGTGCCGTTTCTTTGAATGATCGTACTCTTATTGTTCGTAATGTTAACTTTGTAGTTAGCAGCGGTACAAGCACGACTAATCTTCTTCAAAGAACAAATGAATATGTAAGTGACTATTGGCCTGTTAGTGCTTCCACTGGAACGCCTCGGTATTATAGTCGAAGGACCAATTCTTCTATTCGTATTGTGCCTACACCTGTATCGGTAATTACAGTAGAAGTTGAATCACAGTCACAGCCGCTTGCCCTTGCTTCTGCTACGGGAACTAGCGTAACAACAACAAACTATTTTAGTGAATACTGTTATGATGCTCTCTTTGCTGGATGCATGATGGAGGCAACTATATTTATGAAAGATTGGAATACTCTTCCTATCTTCCAACAACAGTATCAGATAGCAATAGATCAACTTAGAAATCAAGCACGACGTACCAGATCGGATGACATGGCAGTTGCTGGTTCTCCTGCTGGTGGACCTAACACAGTTATACAAGGAGCAAGTTAATGTCAAAAGTAAAAAATCCGTCTACCTCAGATGTTAAACAAAGACATAAACGTAAAGGAGGAGGTTCAAAACCTCATTCTTCCAGAGGTCGTATTGGAACAGCAACTATTAAAAAGAATGTAGATGCAGCAGCACGACGAGCTAACCAACGCTCAGAAAAGGCTAATAGGAATGATAATATTATTACTGAATTAGGTGGTTATTTGACCGGCAGCGGTCTCGCTAGTGGAGCTAGTCGTGCCGCAAACAAAATTCCTCGTCCTAAGAAAAAACCTGCATCTTCTAAAGTGCCAACTATAAGCGGACCAAAAGCAAAACCAGCCCGACGCCCTACTATGCAAGAACAACGTGATGCGGGTGCAAGTGTGATAGTTGATTACGAACAGCTTAATAAAATGTCTGAAGGCGGATTAATTGGTGGTCAGAAAAAATTAGATGCTAATAAAGATGGTAAGATTAGTGGTGCTGATTTTGAAATACTAGGTGCTAATAGAAAAAAATATGGTGGCAAGATAACCTACAAAATGACTGGTGGTCAGGTTGTAGATTCTAGCTATGATTAATCGGTCTAGCGTTAGACAACAAGTTACTAAAGCTTCTAGAAAACGTAAGTCTAAAACTAGCAAACGATTAAAAAAACGAAATGTAAAAAGGAGAAAATAAATGCCGGGACCGCATACACTAATTAAACGTCCTCATAATCTTGATGAGATCGTAGGTCGTCCTACTGGACAGGGCTATGGCGCTGCACGTAAAGGACCACAAGTTAAGGGACCGCCACAGGATGTTGTAGTTGATGAAGACTACGAACAAGGCAAAGCTTTTAAAGTAGAAGACTAATCATGTCTCGTACTTATGGAAAACTAAAACAAGAGGCGCTTTTAGGTCGATTACCTTATGGTAAAAAAGTTAAGGCAATTAAAAAAGACTTAATGAAGTCTAAAAAAATTCCAAAACCTAAAACACCTGATGATGATTTTGCTTCTTTAAAAGGAGCGCCTTCAATAAAAAAATCTAAACCTGTTATTAATCCATTTGTGCGAGGTGTTGGGCAAGCTAAAAAAGGTTTTGGAAAAGCTATATATTCTAGTAAATTAATTTAATGGTTACTAAAGAGTTTCTTGAAAGGTATAATAAGTCTGTAGAAAAAGGATACGATGACTATAGTCTTATTGACTTTTCAGGAACTAGACCAGATAAGAATGACTACGAAGACTTTCAAGAGTATATCAACGATCTATGTAAATATATAAGAAACAAATTTAGGTACACATATGGCAGTAAAGCGAAAAAGAAAGCCTAGTAATATGAAAGGCATTACTATTGGTCGGGGCATGAAGCGTCCCACCAAGGCTGGTGCTGGCATGACTAAGAAGGGTGTAGCTAAATATCGCAAGCAGAACCCCGGTTCTAAACTAAAGACTGCCGTAACAGAAAGTAAACCAAGGACTAAAGCAAGGGCCGCAAGACGTAAATCATATTGTGCAAGATCGGCGGGACAAATGAAAAAGTTTCCAAAGGCTGCACGTAACCCTAACAGTCGGCTCCGACAAGCTCGTAGACGATGGAGATGCTAACAAATAAATGTCCTATTTAATTTCTAATATCCCACACTTTAAGTGTTGGGTGCGTAAAGAGTTTACTAGTAACCATGAAGAATATGAAGGAGAATATTTACATGCATTAGCATTTGCAGTAAATGCTATACCAGATAGATCGTTAAGTTTTCAGGTAGTATTTACTGGATGTGATGAAGAAGAGAATATACATGGTGGTGCAATGTGGGCTAGAATGCCTATAGCCGCTTTGGTTGCAGATACAGAGTTAGATGAGTGGCCGGAACTAATGCCAACACACTTTGCTCAACCGTGGGACTGTTCTTCCAGAAATCATGCTGTAGTTGTTCTTGATAGAGTATCTTCAAGTCCTTGGATATGTAAAATAAATGGAGAGTTCTACACAGGTCGTTATATGTTTACCATAGATTATACTGATAGCTATATTTCAGATGATCCTGCACAGCATAAACAATCACATGTATTAGAACTTATAGATGCAGATGAATTTACAGGTAACATTGTGGCGTTACCTAATAATAGAGTTAGAGTAACTAACCCTGCTTTGTGGGTTACAGGTGAGGGTGCGCCAGACTTTGCACCAAGTCAATATATACACTCAGCAGAAATAGATAATACTTATATGAACCCTAATATTACTTTTAACAACTTATATGCAGAGGAGATTGAAGATGAAGAGGACGAAGAGTAGGTCTAAAGGCGGTGTTGTTCGACGCCAACGTGGTGGCGGCATGAAGATGACCAAGTACAAGTCTAAAGGTGGTACTGTGCGTCGTCAACGTGGTGGTGGAATGAAAATGACTAAGTACAAGTCTAAAGGTGGTACTGTGCGTCGTCAGCGTGGCGGTGGTATGAAGATGACCAAATATCGCTCTCGTGGTGGCCGTGCAAGGTAATGCGTAAAAAACGTGATCCTAAAGTTGGTACAGGAAAAAAACCTAAAGGTTCTGGACGCAGACTTTATACTGATGAAAATCCAAAAGATACAGTTGGTATAAAGTTTGCTACTCCAGCAGATGCTAGGGCTACAGTAGCAAAGGTTAAACGTATAAATAAACCTTATGCCCGTAAGATACAGATACTAACTGTAGGAGAACAACGTGCCAAAGTTATGGGTAAAACTCAAGTAGCTTCTATATTTAAAAAAGGTAAAGAGGCTCTAAGAAAAACAAGAGGTACAAATGTCAAAATCAAAAAGTAAATCACCTACACCAAAGAATAAACCGTTATATGCAAGAGTAAAGGCAGAGGCTAAACGTAAGTTTAAAGTATATCCTAGCGCCTATGCCAATGCTTGGCTAGTTAAGACATACAAGAAGCGTGGTGGTACTTACGCATGAGCTTGAAAGAATGGTTTGGAAAAGGCCCAAAAGGAGATTGGGTGGACATTGGTGCGCCTAAAATTAAGGGCAAGTTCCAAGCCTGTGGACGTGCGTCTACAAAGTCAAGCAAAAGAAAATATCCAAAGTGTGTGCCACGGGCCACAGCTAATAAAATGACTGCTTCACAAAGAAAAAGCGCAGTGGCAAGAAAGCGATCAAAAGCTCAAGGTGTTGGTGGCAAACCTACTAACGTCAAAACATTTGCTAAAAAGAAAACAACTAGAAAAAGGGCTAAAGCATAATGGCAGTTTCAGGTACATATGACTTTAACCTTGATATAGACGAGGTTATACAAGAAGCTACGGAGATGATTGGGGGCGAAGATACTCTTGGTCATGAACCTGCTTCTGCACGTCGCTCTATCAACCTTATGCTTAAAGATTGGCAGAACAGAGGTGTGCTTCTCTGGAGTACTTCTGTTTCTAATGTAACTGTATCTGCAAGTGTAGCTAACTATTCTCTATCTTCTTCTACTGTAGATGCTCTAGAAGTTGTTATAAATAGAGATGATACAGATTTACAGCTTGAACGTATAACTCCTGAAGAGTATCTTCTTATACCTAATAAGACACAGAAGGGTCGTCCTAATCAATACTCTATTCGTAGAGGTCGTGATAACCCAGTGCTGTCTCTATGGCCCCTACCCGATAACTCTACAGACATTTTGAAGATAGAGCTTGTATCTGAACTTCAAGACGTGAACAAATCTGCTATACAAAATGCAGACTTGCCTAAAAGATTTTTGCCTTGCTTGACCTGCGGTCTTGCCTATTACATGGCAATGAAGCGTCCTCTTGTTCCTGAAAATAGGATCATGATGTTGAAGGCAAACTATGAAGAACTTCTTATGAGAGCTATGGAGGAAGATCGTGAAAGGGCTTCTATGTATCTTCGTCCTAGACTAAGGTATATATAGTGGCTAGTAATAAAAATGCTCTAGCTATGTGTGACATATGTGGGTTTGTATATCCACATAGAGTAATGCAAATGAATAGCTATGGGATGCTGGTATGCCCAGAAGACTTTGAAGGACAGTTT